ACCGGCACGGGGTGCGCCTTCAGAGACAAGGTAAGCGCCAGCAGTCAGATAAGTGATCAAACCTGTGGGCGGTGTGCCAGCAGTACCAACGATGTTGGCAGTTTGCAGGGTAGCCATAGCCAAGCCATCACGGTCAATCTTGTTGGCGATTGCAGCGATTGCAGGCTTCAACACACGGTCAGAGAACATATCCAAAGACAGAGCCAAATCTTGTGTAGTGAATTGGGTATCAACGTGGAACTGAGTTGACAGGGTAACAGGCACGCTAGTTTCGTTGAAGTCTTCAACGTTCAAAGCGGGGCCAGTTGTACCGATGAAACGACCAGGGCGGCGAACGTTAACGGTTGCACCGATTTTTGCGCCAGTAACGGCGAATTGGTCATCATAGTTGCGGTCAACTTCAGATGTGAAGGTAAGTTCGTTTTCCAAAACCATCAACGCTTCGTTGGTGATCTTGCTAATGGTTAAGAGATTATTTGCCATTTGTTGCTTTCAAAAAGATTAGGTTTACCGAATTTTCCCCGCTTTGCGTAGCTCTTTCCACTGTGCTGCTGTACCAAAAAAGACCCCATTGGAATCTAATGGAACATCAGGCGTGTTCTTGCCGCCGCGAATCGGTTGAATCGGTGCTGGTGCTTTACTTCTAACAATAGGGGCTGGCTTCTCAGTTTCAGGCTCTTTAGCCTCAAACCTTGCTTCCAACTTTCCAATTTCCCTCAACGCCTGTTTGGGCGACAAACTAGCAATTTTCTTAGCGACTTCATCATTTTCAGCTAGGTGATAGAGGATTTGCGGCCCTACATCACTCTCCAGAATAGCATCACGAATATCGTCATTTACGACCACATCACTCGATGCAACAATGTCATCAAAATCAGGCAACGATTGCTTGGCTGCTTCTACCTTGCTTGTCCATTGGGTAATAACCTTTTGGCGTTGCTCGGCTTCTTTAGCTTGCGCTTCTTGTTGCTTCATTTCACCGATTCGTTTATCAGCCGTGTACTCTGCTAGAGCCTCGGCATATTCAAACGCATCGCTGAACTGACTAGGTTGTGGCTTTTCGTCCGTAGGGTTAGCTTTTGGCTTTCCCTGACTTTCTAAAGCTGCCAAACGCTGTTCTAGAGCTTGCCTTGCTTCACGTTCAGTTTGCGCTTCTTTACGCGCTTCTTCACGTTGCTTGGTAATTTCACTAAAACGGCGCTCAAGTTTTGGATTTTGCTTGCGCTCACCCTCTTGTTTTGCTTCGGCTTCTGCTTCTTCAGGTTCACTCCGTTGTTCAACCACTTCTGCTGGCTCCGATTTCTCGGCCTCAACTGATGGAGATTCGGCTAAACCTAATCTGTTTGCATAAAATTCCGCTGCGTTGTCGCTGGTCAAAACTTGACCTGCTTCTTTTTCAGACATTACGTGTCCCTACGAATTTACCCCGTCTACCTGACGGGTAAGGTTGTGGTTAATCTACCACAGAATCATTTAAAAATCAAATAGCGCGTTCAGTTGTTTCAGCACTTGCTTCACGCAAAGCCAAATCATCCATAGCAGCCAAGCGAATAGCGATTTCAGCCTTCATGCGTTCAATCTCAAGCTGTGTCTGTGTCTTCACAATCGTGTCTTGAGCCTGACCGTCTACCTTCATCTTCATATTGGCGTGGTCGTGTGCATCTTGCAATTCAATCTGGTGAGCGCGGTTAGTCTCTTTAATTAGCACGCGCTTGGTTTCAGAATCTTGCTTCATTTGCTCAACGTCAGAACGTGACTTCAACATCAATTGCATTGATTGCATCTGCTGTTGCATATCCTTGACTTGTTTCTGAGCCTGCGCTAGTTGCATCTGAACCTGTGGAGGAATATCAGATTTGTCATCAATTTGAGCAAGCGGGTTAAGCGTAGCCAAGCGGTCTGCAATAACGTCTGCACCTGGAAAGTCTTGGTTTCTGAAATACAGATCGCCAATTTTGTCCATCAAAGCAGGGTCGCTTGCCAAAATAGGGCCAATGCTTGCCACGGCTTCTTGACGCTTGCTGTCGTAGCCTGGTCCTGTATCCATAACCACATCATATTGACCAATAGTCAGATCGTTCAAGATTCGACCTGTTGCATCGCGCTGGTTCATTGTTAGCAATTCAGGCTTGCCATCATCACCTATAATTCGCATTACGCGCTGTGTGTCGTAGATTTTAGGAATCAAATCCAAACAAACCTTTCCGATGTGGGCAATAGAACGAGTCAGGTTGTCGTAATAGTCGTAGTTTGTCAGGTCAACTTGCTGTTGCTGACCGTTCAAAGCCTTGCCAGAGATATTGCCTTGGCCTAGTTGTGCAGGGTCAAACACGCCCATGATGGCTTTAATGTCATTATCCACACCAATAGCCGCTGCCATGATGCCAGCTTGAGGCGGTTCTGGTTGCAGTCGTTGAGGCACAGGCGCTGGACGGCCTTCAATGTCTGTTTGCTTGTAACGCAATAGCGGAAATGACTTGATGTTAGCCATTGCCCAATCGTTTTCGTGGCCTTCGTCTTGACCTTCAGCAATCAACCATTTGGCCTTTGGAGCCAATGCAACGCCTTCGGTAATAGAAGTTTGCCAAAAGTTATACATACGCTGCGGGTCTTTGGCGTTGCGAATCATGCCAAATTTTTTACGTTTGTCGCCCACAACCAAATGACGACCATAAACAGGAACGATTGGTATGTATCGACCAGCCCATGTGCCTTCTTCAATAATTTCGTTGGCAGTTAGCTTGCAGTATTTGATTGTCTTTTTATGCGATTGACGCTTGTCAATAACCGTAATGCCAGCCATAGATAAACGCGCAAACACATCTTTATCTTCAGCAAAGGTGCTTGAACCATCGCTTAACTGGTACAACGTCGCTTTTTCACGCACCGTGTAGTAATACTCAGCAAGGCGAATATCCTCTTTGGTAATCCATTCTGATTGGCTGTCGCCAGTGCCACGCTGCGTAAATGATGTGCCATTGCCATCGTCTGCGTCAGGGTAAAGTTTTGCAAACTCCTTCTTTGGCATCATTGTTGTAATTAAACAACGGTCAGCATCAGAGCCATCAGGCGCAACAGAATTAGGGTCAAAGTAAACAGTAAACGGGTTATCTACTGGGTCGATAAAGATTTCTTGGTCGAATGAATCTTCTGAAATGTAATCTGTACGGACACGGATATAGCCCCAACCCATGCGAACAGCGTATTCAAAAGCGTTGTCATAGGCGTGATCGGCATTTGAATTAACTTCAATATGGCGAATCACACCTTGAATAACTTGCGCGTCAACCATGTCTTGCTGCGTGTTCGTAGCATGAACTTTGATTCGTGGTCGCTGCTGGCGCTGCTGGTTACAGACTTGGCGGCAATAGTTGTCCACCTTGTTAACCACAATAACGGGGCGTGATTCTAGATTGCGTGAGTTCTGCAACTCCACGGGCCATTGATCGCCACCGCCAAATTTAAGGTCTTCTAGAGCCTCTTGACGGTTTTGTGTATCAGCGTCGTTAGCAAGTTTTAAAAACTCTACGGCTTCTTGGATTCTTGGGTCGTAATCATCTGCCATGTGTAGCCTTATGAATGTCGGGCAAATTCACCATGAAGTCGCTCTCTTGCCGATTTTACGACAATTGAGGCTTCTTCAATAGTGTTAAATAAGCCTAATGTGTGGACTTTCTTGTTGACCCAACATCTAGCTTTGTATTTTTTTGATTGTCCATCCCAACTAATACCTTTAACGCCAGTGCTGCTGTTTTTGTTAATTTTGCGGTTAAATCCATTTTCTGCTTTAGTTGCAGCTCTAAGATTTTTAACCTTATTGTTTAACGGATTCCCATCAATATGGTCAATTATGTCAGGCAAAACACCATGAATCATTAAATAAATCAAGCGGTGCGCTTTATAAAGTTTGTTGTTGAACTTTACGCAATAGTAACCACTGGTGACAGAACCAGCCTCTTGCCCAACTCTATGACCTCTTGTGGATATTTTCCAGTAGAGAATTTCTCCGTTGTATTCAAAAACTTCGTTCAAAAGGTCTTTGGTCAATGTAAAATCTGTTTTATCCATTAGATAGCTCCATTATCAAGTGGTAGAAAAGCCAGTTAGTTCGCGCTAATTGGCTTTTTGCATTATACGCCTACCCCATCCAGCTATTAGCGCCACCGTAATTTTGAGTTGGCCTAGCTTGTCTACGCTGTTTTGGTTCGTTAATCATCAATCCAATGTAGCGAAAAGCATCTGCGCCATGCGAATATTGGTCGTGAACGGGTGTTTTGCTGAATTGCTTGGTTTCTGGGTCAACATCGTAACGGTAATGGCGAAGGCATTGCAATCCTTCATGGCAATTGTCACGGTCAAACCAGCAGTTTCTAAAGATTGTCCTAGCAGCGTTGATGCTGTCCAAGATTGAAGTTTTGCCAATGATTTTGGTTTTATAACCAGCAGCCCTAACAATTTCTTCAATGCTGCGACCATTAGCCGCCAAAGTCTTGTTCTCTGCATCATGCGGCAACCAAAGCGTGTCATAGATATAACCAAACGTTTGCATCTTTGCTAGATACTCGCTCATGGTCTGCTGGTTGCCTTCCATGTAACGAATGATGCGGGTTTCCATGCCTACGAATTGCAAAAACCAAATGGCAGTAGCGTCAGACCAACCCAAGTCAAAGATGGCGTGAACAGGCTTTGTAGGGTCGTAGTTAACCTTTGTAATGCGCCCATCCAACTCTGCCACTTGCATTTCACGGGCAAAAACAGCGCCATCTACGGTCTGACGGCATAAACCTTCCCAAACCACGTTATAGGCTTGCGGGTCACGATTCTTTAGCTGGTCTTTTTCAAGACGCAGCGTTTCAGGAAACCAAGGGTTATCTGACCAGTTAATCTTGACGACCAAACAGTCATTAGGCGGATGAAGCACGAATCTCTGGTAAGTTTCGTCAGATTCCAACTCAGGGTTGAACGTAATCCAAATCTCAGAATTGGGCTTTCGGATAGTTGGGATAAGCACGTTCCAACTTAATCGGCTGGTTGTTTGCGCTTCTTCAACCCAACAAATGTCCACGCCTTCGTAAGACTTGACGTTTGCCACGTTGTTTTTTAGACCAACAAAGCTGAATTCTGAGCCGTTCTTGCCACGGATGCTGATTTGGGTAATCTCATAGAACCCCATTAGCCCAAGCGCCTCAATCTGGTCGCACAACAGCTTGTGAACCGAATCCCTGATTGAAGTTTGAAACTCACGGGCGCAAAGAATGCGTAACGGGTCTTTG